CGCGCTCCTAGTGGATTTGTGAAACCTACTCGTATCAGCGACGAATTAGCGTCCTTCTTGGGAAAGGAAAAGGGAACTGAAATGGCAAGAACGGCAGTGACCCGCGATATTAATGCTTACATCCGAGCGAATAATCTCCAAGACACTGATAATGGAAGAAAAATTATCCCTGATAGTAAATTGGCAACTTTGTTGAAGTTGAATAAGGAAGATGAATTGACTTACTTTAATCTTCAAAAATATATGAGCCCCCACTTTCACAAGAATGTTAAGGTTGAAACTGCGCTGGCTGGTTTCAACTGATCTTTAAAAAATTAATTACAAATAACATTATAACAAATAAAATATATATTGTATGAATAAATTTTCATACTTATATTATTAAAATTAAAATACTTATAAACAATGATTATAAACAATGGGTTATAATCATTTATTGAACACAATAACTAACACAGAATATTAAATAAAATCTTCAAAATTGGGTCGTCCTACATCAATTGGTCCAATTAAAATTAGACGGAGTAACTTACTTTTATCGAGGTGTGGTTGATAATTTAAAACGTCCAGAAAAGTAATATTTTCTTCTTCTTCCGTTAGGTGATACTTTGAATTCAAAATATAATTTACAGTAAATTCTTCGGTTAGTTGTTGCGTCTTTAATATTTCCACTAAATTATAATTATATATATTGCGGATTAGTTCATTGATTGTATATTTTACGTCTAATAATTTAGTAGGTTCCTGTTTCGCCGCCATTATACTATTTAAATTTATAAAATTATTGTTTATATGTTAAAATACTTATTTTATTCTATTTTATGCTATTCTAATTCGCAAATGGTCATTCTCAAATTATTACGCAAATTAACGTGGCGATGTTCTTGTTTTAATTGTATAAAAGAATTTCGTATACAATGAATACCTCGAATAAAATCTGGATGATTATAATGAAAATTAATAAAATTACATAAATTTATTTGATAAGACGACGAATATTTTGATTGGAATAAAGAATCATTATTATTTTTACACCACAGAAGAAAAGACTGACAATTATACATTAATACGTTTGCTATTACATAATATGACAACACGTTAGTATTCTCTCTATATTTCATTTTAACAGAAGAATGACGAGAGAAATCAATAATATCATCGTATTCTATTTTCATATAATTAAGAATTTTTACCATTTGAAAGCAAGAATATAGTTGTTCCAAATAAATAAGCATCTCGCATTTACCAATAAATATGGGCGTCTGTGTTTTATCAATATATACGTTTCCAATTCTTTTTGTGCCTAATGTGATATAATAGCCAGTAAACGCAGCATTTATAATTCGCGCCCAAAATTCAGTATATGCTTCAAAAAGATTGACTTGTGAATTCACATTAAATATTTGAAGCATTCTCTCTTTTGTAATGTAAGTATCTTTTCCAGAAAAATCAAGACCGAAACTATGAAATGTTTCGTGTATAAAAACTTTAAACCATTCTTCTTTTCGGTAAATAACAATATCATTATTAATCCGGCAACTATATGTATATGCGGTATTAATATTATTTTCATCTAATATATGCGTTTTATCAGATGGACGAGGCAATAATTTTTCCATGCGAGTAAAATAGATAATAACATTTAATTTAGAAGAGCAAGACACTGAAGAATGAGTATGTAATATATGAAGCCACATTAATATTCTTTCTGCATATTCGTTATATACGTTTATTTTAAAATGGTCTTGAACAATGAAATAGATATTTATTTTTCGTTGAAAGAGAGAAAACTGATATTTAATATAATACATTGAATGCGAATGAATATGATCTTCTATATGTTTTGGCGTGGTTCCTTGTGAAAAAATAGTTGATTTTGGTATATCATTCATATGTTTTATTTTAAAAATAGCGGGTTGAAATTCCGCGCTTCCACGTATTGTTCTTACATATTCATCTGCTTTTGTCAGAAGTGATAATAACGTAATTAATAATGTTCGCGTATATTTTGTCGTTTTTATTTTAGATAAACATTTATTTTCTATAAAAAAAGTGATTAATTCAGTGCTCGTTTTATTTAACATATTATATATATTATAATATAATATGTTAGCGAATGCGAATTAATTTGTATATAAATTTCAGTGAGAGTAGGAGTAAAATTACATTTATCTTTTTTTGGGTTTCAAATATATAAATAGAGAGAAAAGAAAAATAATCTAACAATCTTTTATTTATCATTTCATTATCTGCGCGGCATTACAGAAATAATATTTACATAGTATATATTATGTCATCGTCATCATTCATATCAAGTAATAACGGCAATGATGGATTTTTATTAATAGGCGTATTCATTTTACTACTTGTAATTGCGTATTTTATGATAAATAATATGGTTATATCCAGACAATATATTGAACAACATAGTTCGAAACAACCATATTGCTTTCATTCAAAATACGGTTGTTGTCCTCTAAGTCCAACCCCGAGAGAAAACGAAATTGGATCGAATTGTCAGTAAATTATTTGTTATTGTCATTTGACATTATTGTATCTCTTACATACATTAATTCTTCGGCGTGATACTCGCTTTTTTTTAAAGGAGCATAAACAAGCAGTGAATTATTTGTTGAAATTAGTACTTTTTTATATGTAGGATTTTGCGAAAACTTTGCGTATAACGCATCTTTTAAATTACGAGACTCGGATTGTTCATTATATGATTTATCAATTTGTATACTTTTCTCTCTTTTGTATCCATTTCCACCGCCGTGCTCTCCTTTAAATAGTTTTCCTGCAGATTTTGTACCAAGAAAAATAGCCAATTCTACATTTTTAGACATTTCATTAGTATGGCGATCCATTACTTCAATCATTATATCTGAACCTAACACACCCAACGCAAATTTACTATAATATTCTGGATGTTCTTCTTTAAACTTACACGCTTGAATATAATGCTGTATACTTGCCCAATAATATCCATTTAATTCATACTGGTATGCTTTCAGAAGTCCCCTTTCATCGGCATCTGTTCCCACCCAGTTATTATCTAAAATACATCTCCAATTATTGATGGTTGATAACAGCATATATTCTATTTTCTTTTCAAACGGCATTATTTCTCCGCGAACAGTTCCTGGCATTTTTTTATGAGAAGAAGGGCAATAAATAAGTATCTTTACGCCGTCGTATTTGCGCATAATTCCAGAAACAACAACATCTTCCGCATAAATATCATCTCGTATAATATCTCCGCGTTTTTTGACTTCCGTATGATAATGAACCCATTCCGGAATTTGACTAAAATTGCCTTCAACGTGTTCAATACATTTATATGAAATAATATTTTTCAGGTCATATGGCAATTCACGAAAAGTAAATATTCGCTTATGTTTATAACTGACAAGACTATATTTATTTTTCAATTCAGAGTATTCAAGTAGCATATAATATTCAGGTTGAAACTTATGAAATGTCTCGTCCTTTACACCACAATCAATAGAGCCTTTCAAATCGTTCTCTCTATTGGCGTCTTCCAGAAAAAGAATAATTTTAAGCTTTAACAATTTTTCTAATAACAAGAGAGAAAAATCATCAATTGTATAATTCTTTGCCATTATATAATCTTTCATTTGATCTACCGTATCTATAGGTTTCATATATTCAAACTCTCTTTTCAACGTCTTCAATTCCTCTTTTTGAATTGTCAATAATTCAATCTCCTTTTTCATTCGGTTGTATTCTTTAATTTCAAAATCCTGTAATTTCGTGGCATTTGCCTTTTTCTGTTTTAGTTCTTTTTTATATTCTTCTTTTTTTCTCTCTTCAATCTCCATTTTTTTCTGTATTTGCTGATAATATTTTACCGATTCATTATACTTCATTTTCTGTCTATGAAAATACGATTCTATATACTTGGATTCGCTCAATTTTTTACGTAATTTTTTTTCATATGTCTGTTGTCCTATTTGTTCAAATGCGGATTGTATCGCGTGAAAGAAGTTATCCTTGTCAGAAATATCATAATTTTCATTTTTCATAAACTTACTTATCCAATTTAAATCGTTCTCTCTTTTAATTAAACTAGAAGTCTCTTGTGTTTCTTCTTTTAATTTTTCGGGGGCTCTTACGTCTCGCATTAATGTAAAAATGTCGGCTCTATAAACAGGTATAACGTATTCAGCGGAACTTCCTCCTTTTTGTATATTATTGTTATTTTTGCCATTGTTATTATTATATCCATCTCCGTCATCATCGCTATCTTCTTCATCTTCTGTTTCATCTTTACTTTCAACTACAATAGGCGGTAATCTATAATTTACTATAAATGAATTATCAATCCAACTCCACAGTAATGGCGTATCAAATAAATGATAATTTTTAATATCTTGGTCGTCGTCATCTTCTTTATTTATAAATTTGTATAATTCGTTTTTTAAAATCTCATACACGCCGATTTGTATGGCTGTTTTTTTCTTTGTGACAAAGTAAATTGGAAAATAGATAACGCCAGGATTATATGTTTCATAATTTCTTTTTACACAACCCAACGCAATAACTATATTTACTTTGGGAATACGCGCATTTTCAATTTCAAGCTCATATAATACAGACTTTTTTAACGCATCATCCTTTTCCAATCGCTTCAATTCAGGATAGGTTATATTCTTATTCAAACGAGAGACTACCATGTATCAAATAAGTTTTTAATATTTATATCAATAAATATTAAAATGTTGTTTGTTAAAATCAAAATATGAATAATATGGATCCGCGATCCCCTTATTCCACAGATAATTCCAATATATCCATAAATTTAAAAATAGATTTATTTGTTATACTTGGATGCTGTTTTACTTTTAATGCGGCCAACTCTTGAATTAGTGAATTATACGTTAAATCGCCAAATAATTCACTAGAATTACGCTGATTACCAGATATTTTTTTATCATATAAAATCGCGATATTTTCAACAATTTCATCTACAATCGCGGTATGTCCTTTTTCTTGTATAATATTTATTAATTCAGTAAATAGGCTATCTAATATTTCGTTAATATTTAATACACTAACAATATCCGTTTTAACGAGGTTCATAATAAACGAACCAAAAGCCTTGAACCGATCATTTTCTTTATTTAATTTACATAATTGGTCGTAATCTGCGACATCTACTGTTATATGAATATTATATACAAAATGCTGAATATAAGTGTGCATTCTTTTCTTTAAAATGGATATTAATTGTTTATTATTAATACATAATTCTGTATATAGATTTGCATATAATTCCGAATAAAAACGATTATCAGAAGCAATATCGCAAATAATTTCATGAATAATACATATATTATCTGTATTTTCACAAAGATATATATTCTTTAATATTTCTTCAATTGCCGTTTTCTTTTCTATATAGTTCTTCTCGGTCATCATATTTAAGAGAGAACGGATACTTACTATTATAGCATCAAACCCGATTTTTTGGTCTAAGTGCGTTACTTCAAACGACCGAATTGTATCCCAATCATTATCATTGAGAACTTCAATGGGCTGTAATTTTTTTGTATTAGTAAGTATTTTTTGCCGGTTTATTGACGGCTTTGATGTTATCGTATTATTCGTTATACCATTTCGTTTATTAAATATGGGCGTTTTCACATAAGTAGGCGAACCAACTTTTGTTGACAAATCATTTATTATGAGAAGAGTATCCGATTGTATATGACATACAAACCTATCAAATGATATTTCATTGATTTCTCTCAGTGAATATTTTCTAGGTTGTATTTGCGTCATAATGTTATATATAACCTTTATTTTTTTTATATCTTTTGACATTATAATATATTATTGGTTATATGCTTAAAAAATACTTTGTAAATATAAATATATGACCGATATGAATATGAATGATACTGAAATTAACGCAGAATATACGGCTCAAACGTGGGATGAATTAGAAGTTCCAACGCAATTATTAAGGGGTATATATGCGTATGGATTTGAAATTATGAGCCCTATTCAAAAAAAAGCAATTCAACCAATGATTACTGGGAGAGATATTATCGCACAAGCACAATCCGGAACTGGTAAAACTGCAACATTTACAATTGGATCATTATCAAAAATTAATTTGGAAACAAAGCGTCCACAAGTATTGGTTCTCTCTCCTACGAGAGAACTAAGTAAACAAACAGCCGACGTATTTAATGGTATTGGTTGTATGATGACTGGATTACAAGTTCAAACATTAGTAGGCGGTAGTTCTGTCGACGAGGATATGTCTCTATTGAAAAATACACCGCCTCATATTATTACGGGATGTCCAGGAAGAGTATATGATATTTTAAAGAAAAATCAAAATATATATAAAGGTATTAAAATTGTTATTTTGGATGAAGCCGACGAAATGTTATCATTTGGTTTTAAAGAGCAGGTATATAATATTTTACAGCTATTAACTAAGGATATACAAATTTGCTTATTTAGTGCAACATTGCCCGTTTATATTCACGTGATTATTGATAAAATTATGAAAAACCCCGTTAAAATTCAAGTTAAAACGGAGCAATTAACATTGGAAGGTATTTCCCAATATTATATTGCGGTTGAAGATGATAACCAAAAATATGCGACTCTAAAAGACCTATATTCATTAATTTCAGTGAGCCAGTGTATTATTTATGCAAATAGTTTGCAACGTGTGTCGGATTTATACGACGCTATGGAAACGGACGGATTTCCTGTATGTTGTATTCATAGTAATATGGAGAAGAAAGATAGAGATCAAGCATTTACGGATTTTAAAATCGGCAAATACAGAGTATTAATTTCGTCAAATGTAACAGCACGAGGTATTGATATTCAGCAAGTAAGTATTGTTATTAATTTTGATTTACCAAAATGTACGCATACATATCTTCACAGAATTGGTCGTTCAGGTAGATGGGGACGAAAAGGCGTTGGAATTAATTTCATTACTAAAAGAGACGTATCTAAGATTCGCGAAATTGAAGCACATTATACCACACAAATTAATGAATTGCCTGCTAATTTTGATAAACTAATGGGTTAGTGTTAAGTCAATAAGAACATTTTGGATTTTTGATTTAGCGCATACATACACATATCTCTCGTTAAATGCCCGACATAAATAATAATTGTATATATTATTTATGTCAATATCGGAAACAGAATTAGCACAAACCACAACGCCATTGCCAAGTATTAAACCTAAATCAAACATTGAAAATATAAATAATTGTTTTCAATTACCAATTTCATTAAACGCAAGTAAAATGGAAGTAAATGAAAATATCATAACTGATTTAGAATTAAAAGAAACATATGACGCATCAGGTGTTGCATTATATAACTTCGTTTTTCAGCCACAAACCGTATTCGGTAAAAAGATTATTGAACAACATACTAAATTTTATACAACAGATGTGAAATACTTAAAAGATACACAAACATTGTATAAAAAATATAAACCTATACAATCAGTCTTACTTGGTGGCGACGAATACTTGGAAATAATGAATATTTGGGATGATATAAAAAATGATACGCATTTTAAAGAGAGATATCACTATTTGGAATGGAACTATCCTATATGCGAAAGCTTAAATATGTCATCCGAGTTTTTACAAGTAATGAGTATATATAATTTGGCGTCGCCGGTAATGTCTTTATTAATGCCAATTTTTATTTTAATTATTCCATTTTTTGTAATACAATTAAAAGGACTGCGATTATCGATGACTGAATATATTGAAATTTTAAAACAAATCGCAAAAAATAATGCGATTGGGCAATTATTTACGCATTTTAATTCTGTTAGTTCAGATAAAAAGATGTATTTGCTGGCTAGTGCTGTATTTTATATATTTTCGATTTATCAAAATTTTGTAATATGTATCCGTTTTCACAATAATATGAAGAAGATACATCATTATTTCGACAAAATACGCAACTATATTCAACACACTGAAGAAAATGTAAATAATTTATTATTACATACTATGCCATTAGATACGTATAACGAATTTAATAAGTATTCAGTAAATCAGCTGCTTGTATTATCAGAATTAAATCAAACGCTGAAAAATATTACGCCGTATAAATTATCTATGAGTAAAGTCTCTCAAATGGGAAAAATAATGAAAATATTTTATGCTTTACATAATGTAAAAGAACTAAATAACGCATTCATTTGGTCGTTTGGTATGAATGGATATATAGATACTATTTGCGGTGTTATAAAAAATATCGCAGATCAACAAGTATCATTCTGTAGATTTGATAAGCCAAAAATAAAATCAAAAAAACACGCTAAAAAACAATTAAATAAAAACAACAATAACAATGTATTTAAAGGTGCATTTTATCCAGTTCTAAAAGATAATAATCCTATTCGCAATGATATTTATTTAGATAAGAACCTAATTATTACTGGACCCAATGCTTCTGGAAAAACCACAATATTGAAATCTTCTCTCATTAATGTAATATTAAGTCAACAATTAGGATGCGGCTTCTATACTTCTGCAAATATAATTCCTTACAAATATATTCATTGTTATTTGAATATACCAGATACGTCAGGGAGAGATAGTTTATTTCAGGCAGAAGCACGGCGATGTAAGAATATACTAGATATTATTCATGATAATATTGACGATACACACTTTTGCGTGTTTGATGAATTATATTCTGGAACAAACCCCGAAGAGGCTGTATCAAGCGCAACATCGTTTATGAAATATTTAGTGAAAAAGAATGGAGTAAATTGTATGTTAACAACTCATTTTATTGATTTATGTAAACAGTTAGAAAACAATAAACAATTTCAAAATTGTCATATGGATACTACTAAATCAGACAATGACGATAATCAGTTTCATTACACATACACATTAAAAGACGGAATATCGCATGTGCGCGGAGGAATTAAAGTTCTAAGAGATATGGATTACCCAAAAGAAATTATTGATGGTAATGTCTAAAATGAAAAATTAAAACTATTATTTTATTTCTATATTAGTATCAGTTTATTTGTATTTTTACATTTACGATAATATATATTTCTGCGTATATATATTATGTCACTTAATTTACCTGATGTAGACATATCAAGTTTTAAAATTGACATATCTAAATATGGTTATACAAAAATAAATTTAGAAGATGAGGATGAAACGGCATACGTAAAATATAAATATGATTATTATAAGTATTTTATTTAATAATCATATTTATATTTTAAATAATTCGCGTTATTAATATAAATATATAAAATAACACTATTTATAATGAATTGCTTTTTATTTAATATTCCTTATATAACTGTTCTGGGAATTTCTCTCTTGTTAATTGCTGGATTAGCCATATTTATGATTAAACGAATGAATAATCAAAACAACAAGTTTTCATCTATTATAGGAGTAGTTACTTCAATGTCGGAAGAAATAAATCGTGTAAAATCAATAATTACAAATACGTTAATACCCGCGAGTAACGCAGCACCTTCTGATAAAAAAAATAACGAAAATAAATTATATGAGTCGCAATTGGTTGCTGTGTCGGACGATGATGACGATGATGATGATAGTGAAATTAGCGATACAACTATCGACGATGATTGTGAAGAAGATGATTATACTGATAGCGACGACGATAATGATGAAGAAGCAAAGGAAGAAGCAAAGGAAGAAGCAAAGGAAGAAGCAAAGGAAGAAGCAAAGGAAGAAGCAAAGGAAGAAGCAAAGGAAGAAGCAAAGGAAGAAGCAAAGGAAGAATTATTGAAATTACCATTAGATTTATCAGATATTTCAATACAACAACATCCAGAAGATACGCCAATTTTTGAAAAGATTGGAAAGATTAATTATAAAAAATTACCACTTACTAAATTGAGAGAAATCGTAGAAGAAAAGGGATTGGGATTATCCACCGATGTTGCGAAAATGAAGAAAGATGATTTAGTAAGATTACTTGAAAAATAAAAAATATAATAATATTTCTTAATATTATTATATGAGTTGGGGAACATGTTTTTCTGGTTCAAATAACATACATTTTAATTTTCCACCAATTATGGCAGACGGTCGTAATTACGCTTCTTGGCAACCTTCCGCTGTGATTAATGATAACATACGTAAAGCTGAAAATATTGAATCTAATTGGGACTATAGGCGTTTCATGACAAATAATGGACTTCAAATTATGAAGTTGAATAATCAAGAAGCCTGTTTTTGTTTAGGAATTAATCCGCACGTTCAATCTGGACGTACTCCATCGCAAATGGTACCTCATATGTATGCGAACACTTACGATACAAATCAGCCCGGTTATGGTTATACTACGAGCGATTTGAAAAATCCATATTTGTCGAGAGAACAACTCCAATCAAAAATGTTATCACCTTCTATTAGAGTAACATATATTCCCGGACAACAAAGTAATTAAATATAAATATATTCTCTCGGTCGTATGCTATATGCTATAAGACATTCCAAAATAATATATTTTTATCGCGATTATGTTCATAATGTGATAAACATAATTCAAATGCTTTTCTGTCATAATTCGGCGTAGAAGGAAAATCAATAATGATCTTACTCTCTCTATCAAATGATTTTGGATAAGGTATAATTGTCAGATTTTTATAATTATTATTTTCGTGAAACTCAGCACCTACTTGAACGCCATATACTTTTACTTGATGTGGCGACGCTGCCAATATAGAAGAAATTAATGTTCCAGAACCAACGGCGCACCATATTTCATCAGGTATTTTCATACAATATTTCCATGTTAGTTCTTGTAAAACTTTGGCAGCACGATTTGCGATAATTTCTTTATTTTGCGGATTATTCGCGCCAAATTTCAGTTTTTCTATATCGGGTTTTCCATTACAATATTCTCTTGCCTTCTTTTCAACAACAGTCAAATATCCATATGGAACTTCTATTATATTTGCTCCATATTTAATACATTTTAACGTGTTTGAATGTTTATTATTTCGTTTTGCGCAAAATATGGTCGCCTTTTTACCGACGGATTGACAGTAAGCAGATAACGCTATCTGAAAACCACCATAAACGGGACTTGCATAAACAAATTCTTTTATTTCAGGTCTATCTATCGTAGGCATTAATATACTTTTTGTTCCACCAGTTAATAAATCGTCTCTCAATACGTGTATTCCGTAATGTTTTTCTATTATAATTGGATACGGATCTTCCATAATATAAAACTGACATATATTTTATTTTACTGAATATATTTCATTTGTGCTTAAATTAATTTATATAAAAAAATTGAAATACTATTTTTATATAAATTATAATACTACAATCAAAAACGAAAATGGCAACAATGGCAACAACAACGACAATAACAGCGAATAATACATCGGAAAAAATACGCAGGTGTCATATTTGTAATTTGGACGCAAACGGGTTTAGTGACACGCAACCATACTATGAAATTGTTATACCAAATAATATTAATTGGGTTGTTTGTAGAACCTGCTATAATATGTTGGATGATGAAAATGACGTTCCATTTGCGTTATGTAGTAATAATGTTGATGGAACATGTAATAATCACTATTTATTTCCAGAAAATATAGTATTTTGGACTTCTGTTATGGAACCCGAAACTGCTATCCCATATACATATCCAATTACAGTAGTTATGCGCGATGAATGTGGTTATCCTTGCTTCGCATCAAGAATTTGGAAGCATCGTAATTATATAATTGATATTCCGTGTTCAACGGTATGTATGGACTGTATACATAAAAATATACACAAATGTAAATGCGAATTGTGTTCCAAATTGCGTGGAAATCGGTTGCATATTGGATAAAAAGAAAAAACAAAATACGCAAATGAATTGGATTGGATTATTATATTAATATTTAATATTCTACAAAATAATATTTTTATTAAAAATTATTACTTCTTCTATAATTTTTTTTCGTATTAATACCGACATATATTTATTTTTATTAAACATAGAAAAACTATTTTAACAATTAAAAACAAATTATACAACATAGTAAATAATGCGAATAATTAGTATTGACGTAGGTATTAAAAACTTGGCGTATTGTGTATTTTATAATGGCGTAGAAGCAGCAGCCACAATAGAAAAATGGGGCGTTGTTGATTTATCGCAACAATCACAATCGTCAGGCACAGAAGTAAAAATATTATGTTCTTGTGTAACAACAACAAAGGGAACTAAAAAGAACCCATCTATCCAAAAACAATGTTCTTCTGCCGCAAAATGGAGGAGAGAAAATGAATATTATTGTGTTGCTCACGTCAAGAAGACCGCATATTTAATACCTACTTCTCAATTGAAATTGTCGTATTTTAAGAAACAAAATATGACTTCTTTGAAGAAGATTATTGTGAAATATGGACTCGTAATTGATGAAAATAAAATGAAAAAGGCGGATCTCGTTTCTCTCTTGGATGCGCATATACAGAAAAATATATTAGAACCAATTATAACAAATACAATTTCTGTTAATGCAACGACGCTGGATTTAGTCACAATCGGCAAAAATCTGAAAACCAAGTTTGACGACCTTTTTAATGATCTTCATATGGATCGGGTGATTATTGAAAATCAAATCAGTCCAATTGCGAATCGTATGAAGACTATTCAGGGAATGATTGCGCAATATTTCATTATGAAAACAATGGATAATGAAAAGTTAATTATTGATTTCGTTAGTTCCGCAAATAAACTGAAATTTTCACCACATAATATTCCGCACACAATTCCAGTTGTGTACAAAGAACGCAAAGCACTCGGTATTCAATATGTCGGATACTACTTGACGGATTCCAACTGGTTATCATTTTTTAATAAATATGGCAATAAAAAAGATGATTTGGCAGATTGTTATCTTCAGGGAATATGGTATATACAAAATAAAATATGAGAATAAGTATTTATTAAATTTGTCTCAATTTTAGTTGCGCGTATATAAAATTCATTTTTTCTTCATATAGTTTTTGATATATTTGAGATTGTATAGTATATTCTTCGTGAGTTATTTCATTTTGATTTACATGCTTTGTCAATATCATTTTTATTCTTGTAAATCCTAATTTATGTTCTATATATGTAACTATATGATGACACGTCAAACATAATATTTGACATTTATCTATTTCTTTATAAATATATTCAATATTAACCCCTTCATTAACCATACTACAAACACTTTTATCTTTATTAAACATATTTATATGGTCATAATGATAACGCTCATTATTATGTGATTTAATACTTAAACATATTGAACATTGGATAGATTTATATATTTCAATACGATCCCACATTGTTTGTCGTATATCCGCATATTTACACCAACAACAATCGCAAATATCATTACCACGCCACGTACGGTTAGTATTGATTTGAATGTTATATAATAATTTATTACACTCATAACATTTTGTTGAAGATTGTTTCAAATTTTGTAAATATAATTCAATATTTATTGGTCTATGATGATAATAAAGAAGCAAATAAATTTAGATATTCACAAGACCAAAGAAGAAAAGAAACAAAGAAAAAGAAGTATTCAAAAATTCATTTGGAAATGAAAAAGGAAAAAATACAGGGTAAAACAATTATAGAATGGGAAACTGAATTATCTAAATTAAATAAGAAATCACTTAACATAACAAAGTTTAAGGAATATATCAGGAAACTACGATTACAAAGTTATAGAAATACCAAGAAAAGCGAACAAAAAATGTTAAATAATTTCAAACGCATTTTTGGTAATGAAAAAGAAGTAGTAATTTGTTTTGGAGATTATGAACAGAAAAAACAAATGAAATATAAGGAAGCAACCAAAGGAAAAGGAATGAGAACTTTGTTTAGAAAAGCAGGTTTTCAAACTTATTTGGTTGATGAATTTAGAACGAGTTGTATGTGTTCCAAATGTGAAATAGGTATTTGTAAAAAGACGATGGTTAGGGAAAATCCAAAACCATACAGAACTGGAAACATTATCGTCCATGGGCTGATTTGTTGTAAGAACGGATGCGGTTATTGGAATAGAGATGTTAATTGTTCTACAAATATTTATAAGATT